TGGTCAAGTTAAGGATGTCATCCCTGAGATCGACATCAAGGTTGACAGTGTTGCTGTGACAGCGATCACCAAGAAGCTGAAGGCCAAATGGTCTCCAGAGCTTGGTCAAGACCTCAACGCATACCATAACTTGGATGCAGAGGTTGAGTTGACAAGCATTCTCTCTGAGCAAATCGCTCTTGAGATCGACCGCGAGATCCTCAGTGATCTTGTCAAGGGTGCGACTGCCGGTGTTTACCACTGGTCACGCCATGCCGGCAAATTCGTCGACCGCACATCTGGTGAGGAGATTGGTGCATCCACTACTGCTCCTGACTTCACCGGTACTGTGAGTGAGTGGTACGAGACTCTGATTGAGACCATCAATGATGTGTCCGCTCAGATCCATCGTAAGACTCTCCGTGGTGGCGCTAACTTCATCGTGTGTTCACCTGAAGTTGCTAACATCCTTGAGTTCACTGCTGGCTTCCGTGCTAGTGTGACTGGTGATGCTGATAGCGGCACTGTCGGTGCTGTTAAGACTGGTTCACTTTCTAAGAAGTGGGATGTCTATGTTGACCCCTACTTCCCACGAAATGTGGTGCTAGCTGGCCGTAAGGGTGGATCTTTCCTCGAAAGTGGATATGTCTACGCTCCTTATGTGCCTCTACAGGTCACTCCCACCATCTTTGGTGTCGAAGACTTCGTGCCTCGCAAGGGTGTGATGACTCGGTACGCCAAGAAGATGGTGCGTCCTGATATGTATGGACTCGTTATCGTCAGCGGACTCGTCGGCTAATAGCAACCAATAAAGCGTTTTAAAACGCAGCCCTGCCTCCTAGGAGGTGGGGTTTTTTATTGGTGTGGCGTTTTCTGTCTTAACAAACTATTTATATCAAAGGAGACTACTACTATGGGTAAAACTCGGAAAAGAAGAATGAAGGCCGCGAGAATCGCAGCAGAAGCCGCAGCCGCCGCTGCACCAGCTATTGAAGAAAAGAAGGCACCCGCCAAGAAGGCACCCGCCAAGAAGGCACCCGCCAAGAAGAAGGCCGCCGGCCGCATCTTCGGAAGCAAAAAGACAGAATAGTAAACTACTTACTACTGAATAGGAAGTAAGGAGAATTCTGTGAATGGCTGTTCCAACTTTAACACCTGCTAGTCAAACTAGTACCGTCGTCCTGACACCTACAGGAAGCACGGCTACTCGTGGCAATGGTGCGGGTAATATAACTCATTATCCATTTGGCATATACGCGGATGCATCTGCTTATCTTTATGATGCAAATTTTATATCGGGAGCATCAGACCAGGTTGCCTTCACCTATAAGAAACTTGGCGGAGATGTTCTTGATGTTGAGTTGACGCCGGGAAATATCTATGCTTCATATGAAGAGGCAGTGCTAGAGTACTCCTATCAGATAAACATTCATCAAGCCAAGAATGTCCTTTCAAGTCTCCTAGGGATGTCGACAGGAACTTTTGACCATGATGGCATGATGACCGGCGGGGATGCATCTGGTTCAGCCGTTAACTTATCTTATCCTCGTTTCGAGCTTGGATATGCTAGACAAGTGTCTAATGGCATCGGCTCCAAAGCTGGCATGGGCACGAACAACACTATGTATTCTGCATCATTTGCCATTTCTGCTAGTGTTCAAGATTACGATCTACAGACAATCATTTCCCGATCTGCCGCGGATAATGTGGCCAATGGCGTTGGCGGGACAGTTGATTATGCCGGATTAGTTGGAAACAAGAAAGTTAGAATAGAAAAAGTTTATTATAAGACCCCTCAATCAATGTGGAGGTTTTATGGCTACTATGGCGGCCTCAATGTTGTTGGGAACCTGAACTACTATGGCCAATATTCGGACGACACAACCTTTGAAATCATCCCAGCATGGCACAATAAGCTTCAGGCCATGGCCTATGAGGACCACATATGGACTCGCTTGTCTCACTACTCATATGAAATTCACAACAACAGGTTAAGAATCTATCCCATTCCTGATGCGTTTGTTGCAACATTTTGGGTTCAATTTACTATTGACAAGGATCCGTGGACAGAAGATAGCGATAGAAAGTTTGGCGCGACGGGCATAAACAATGTAAGCACCCTGCCTTTCGACAATGTGCCCTACAAGAACATCAACGCCATTGGTAAGCAGTGGATCAGAAACTACGCTTTAGCGCTCTCTAAGGAGGTTCTGGGGCAGGTTAGAGGTAAATTCGGGGCAATACCCATTCCGGGCGAGAGTGTCACTCTAAACGCCTCTGATTTGCTCGGACAGGCAAAAGATGAGCAGACTGCACTGAAAGAAGAATTGAAGACAATACTTGATGAAATGACTTATAAAGCGCTCTCCGAACAGGACGCAGCAATTATTACTGCAATAGATACAGTTCAGCAAGAGATTCCAATGTTAATTTACCAAGGATAGGAGGGTTCTAAATGAGTAATGAATGGAAACAACCATCGGCACCTCCCCCTCCGCTGTTCTTAGGTAAAAAAGAAAGAGACCTAGTTAAGCAGGTTAACGATGAACTCATTGAGAGAGTAGTAGGGCAAACTATAGTTTACTATCCAATCGACATCGAGAGAACAAACTATCACGATCTCTACGGCGAGTCACTAAAGAAAACTTTTCTTCCACCAGTTCGAGTTCACGCCCTTGTTGAGTTCGACGGCATAAATACAAAGTATAGTTCGAACATTGGCTTGGATAAAGAATCTAGCCTCACGGTTCACTTCCACAAGAGGCGCCTAACCGAAGATCAAGATCTTTATGTGAGAGAGGGTGATTTTGTTTTGTACGGAAGCATATACTACGAGATAGTTACTTTAGCAGAGCCAAAACAATTGTTTGGCCAAATCGATCATTTATTGGAAATATCTGCTAAGTGCGTGAGAGCAAGAGAGGGCCTATTCGATGCCACCTGATTATACACACACAGAGATAGAGGGCGCCGAGAACATTGAAGAGGTCAAATTTATGCCTTCTAATTTGGAGAACATTGACAGAGCCCTTTTTAGTTTTGCAAATGAAGAGTTGAATATTCATGTCAACACCAATAAGGGATGGAAAAAGGTTCCAATCATCTGGGTTTCAGCAGAAAGGGCATTTCAAATCAAAGGCGACAAAGATCTTCGAGATTCAAAAGGAGTACTTAAACTTCCTCTTATGACAGTTGAAAGAACATCTGTTGAGAAAGATCCGGGATTCAAAGGCACTTTTCAGGCACATGTGCCAGATTCTGGGGATGTGAGAAGAATTACGATTCCTGCTGGCCGCATAGTTAATCAAGGAAAGACTTCAAACTTTCGAAACGCTTGGTCTGCAAGACAGAGCGGTATACCAGACGATCCGTATATTGGCCATGGCCAAGTTAATTTCCCTTCGGTAAAGACGGATAACAGCAGAGTGGTCTATCAGACGAAATTTCTCCCCGTCCCTGTTTATGTTAAGGTCATGTATTCTCTTAAGATCAAAACAGAATACTTACAACAGATGAATGATGTCTTTCAGCCCTTTGTTACCAGGACAGGCCAGATGAACAATTTTTTCATCTCTCACGAAGGACATCGCTATGAGGGCTTTATCGAGGGTTCTTTTGGGCAGACAAACAATGTTGCCGAGATGGGAGAAGAAGAGAGAAGCTATGAGACGGAAATTCAACTTCGGATCTTGGGTTATCTTATGGGCGAAGGTCCAAATGATGAAAAACCAAAGGCATCGATAGTGGAAAATGTAGTAGATGTCAAGATCCCAAGAGAAAAGGTCATAGTTGGAGACATCAACACCTTCCTTCACAAGAGTGATAAGGGAAAAGGTTTTTTCAGAGAATAGGGTTTTGCCCTGTTCTCATACTATTTACTAACTGAAAAGGTTATAATGGTTTATTAAGGAGACGCATGTAATGGCAGCCAGAAAATTTAGATTTGTATCCCCCGGAGTTTTCATCGATGAGATCGATCAGTCACAACTCCCAGCAGGAACCGAAGCTGTCGGGCCAGTAATCATTGGCCGGACAGAAAAAGGACCAGGAATGATTCCCGTCAGAGTTGGCTCTTTCTCAGAGTTTGTTGAGACTTTTGGCAACCCTATCGATGGAAAGGGCGGTGTCGATGATGTTTGGCGAGAAACCAATAAATCATCTCCAACTTATGGCGCATATGCTGCACAGGCTTATTTAAGAGCCAATGTCGGCCCTGTAACTTTTGTTCGTCTCATGGGCACACACCACAGCACGGCTGCTGCCGCCGGCCAGGCCGGCTGGCAGACCAGCAATACTCCTGATCCAACGCTCGCCAGCAACGGTGGTGCTTATGGTCTCTTCCTCTGGCCCTCCGCGTCCGGAGGCTCCATGACGCTGACTGTAAATGCCAGCGGTGTGATGCCACAGGACGACCGCGCCCCATGGGAAATAGACGCTGATTGGCCTTATTTTGGCGCCCCCGGTCTACACATCAACTCTTCTAGCCTAGGCCTGACCGCATACGACGGAACAACCTACTTTGCCTCCGCCAGTGTTTCTGGCTCAACGGCCACTTCTTATTCCGCTTCGGCTGTTTCAACCACCGCGGTCGCTCAACACATCGCTCACTCTCTGAATCTGGCCCGTATAGCTGGTTTCGGAATCATGTCTGGCACCCTGCCTTCCGACAATACCGTTACTATTACTTTTGAATCGGTCTACAACTCTACGACTCCTCTGACTGGTGCCGGCACAATGATATCTGATGCTTCTGCTTCGTGCGGGACAGCATCTGTCGGCACGGCCACTGGTAGTCTTGCAGCTATCTATTACATGGATTCCGGCGTCCCCGTTCTTTCAGGAAACACTGCTGATGGCACTGCGGTAGAAAGCACGGCCGCAGTCGTCAAGGCAAACAGCGATGGAAACTTTAAGGTGCGTATCCTTGCTTCTGGCGGAGGACAGACCAAAAATTCTACATTTAACATGTCTGAAGCTAGCACAAACTTCATTAGGAACCAGTTCAATACTAACCCACAATTAACCAATGGCTCATCTAGGGGCTCCATTGAGGATTCTACCAACTCTACTCATTATTGGTTGGGGGAAACTTATGAGAGATACATATCTGACAATAGCCTGACCGGCGCCAACATCTATGGTACCATTTTGGCAGTAGCGTCTAGCAGTAATGAATATGGCCCTCACGACAAAACAATGGCTTATCGTGATGCCCACACAGGCTGGTTCTTTGCCCAGAACACTGACGCGTCCTATTCAACTTACGAATATAGCAACATGGACAAATTGTTTAAGTTTGTCGGAATTAATGGCCATGGAGAGTGGCTGCAAAACAACATTAAGATCTCTATCGACAACATCCGAGCATCTTCAAATGACAACGATCCATATGGAACTTTCGATGTCGTCGTTCGGTCTGTGTCCGACTCAGACTTGAGCCAAGTTGTTCTAGAGAGGTTCTCTAATTGTTCTTTGGACAGAAAATCCATGGATTATATCGCTGTTAAGGTTGGAGATACATACAGAAAATGGGACGAAGGCGAGAAGAGATATCGAGAATATGGTGATTACCCAAATCAGTCAAGATACATCCGTGTCGTCCTGGGTTCTAAGGTTTCTAACAACGCCCTGACTGTCGGAACAGAGACGCTGCCATTTGGTGTCTACGGCCCGCCGCGATTCAAGAGCTTTGCGTTTGGTAGCGGCACAACTACTACACAAGCCCAAGACTCTGGAAGCTATATTTTGGGTGACGGAAGCATCCCACAAGTACGCCATCGCGCTGACAGCAAGTTCATGTATGTTGGATCCGGATCAGCTAGTGATTTTGGGGAGATTAAAATAAGCTACCCTGCTGTCGCAACGCGTTCAACGGCAACACAAGATGCCGCCGACCCACTGACCAATGCATATTTCGGACTTCACACTGGAAAGTCCAACTCAGTTACCAATGCAGATCCTGGATACGGAGAATATCTCCGCGCCATGGGCGCAGATGTTATTTCTGATTCATCATGGGCAGACACATTCGGAGAGAGCGGCTATGGAACTGGCTTAGAAGAGCAGTGGATTTTCACTCTCGACGAGATTGTTTTGACATCAGGTTCTTCTACTTTCGACACATCCAAGCCTACAACTGGAATCTCTGAGGCAACTTGGACTTCTGGCTCTTATAAAGACGGGACCTCTTGGAATGCTAAGAATGCTTTGGCTCTTGGCGCAACTCGCTACAAGAACATCCTCGAATCTAAGTGTAATCGATTCACCTCGCCAATGTTTGGCGGTTTCGACGGACTTGATATCGTGGAGAGAGATCCTTTCCGAAACACAAGGATCGATGACAGCACAGATGAGACTGCAAACTATACTTACCACACGATCAAAAGAGCAATTGACACGGTTGCGGATCCAGAGGTGCTTTCATGTAACTTAATTTCTGTGCCCGGCATCACAAACGAGAGCATTACGAAATATCTGATTGACACCGCTCAAGGCAGAGCAGATTGTCTCGCAATCATTGATGTTAAGGGAGGCTTCCAGCCTCGTCATGAGAGCAGCGCTGCAATTGCATCCAGACAGGGAAGCTTGGACAGTGTTCTTTCAAACATCAAGGCTCGTAACCTGAACAATAGCTATGGCTGTGCCTACTATCCATGG